AAGATCAGTCTCATCATCAAACAAATAGCTGTAATCAGTCGTATCTTCGTCTGTAAAAAGATTGTCTAAAAAACTAAAATCTACTGCCATGGTGCCCTCTATATTATATTTTTTTCTATTCGTTGTCTTGTTTGTTAGAAGCCCCAAAATAAAAAGATATGATAGCACTTGCTAAGCCACCAAGGTAGCCTAATACAAGGTTTATCAAAGCTTCTGAGTTTTGTTCTGGAGGCTGAATAGTTACCAAGAATATGTAGCCCATAAACCCACCTACAACAAATATTCCTATAATTCTTGCGGTCCAGTCTTTGCTAAAGTTCTTTCGTGCATCCTGTACTTCTGCTGTTTCTAGTGCGAATAAATCTATGTCCAGTTTTTTCATCTGCACTTCAAAGTCTGCTTCTACTTTCTTTAACTGAGCTAGTTGTTCAGGACTAGCTGTTTCCATAGCCTTTTGTATTTTCTTTGGCTCAGGATCACAGCCTAATACTTCTGAAAGCATGTTTGCAGCCATGCCACCCATAGGTCCGCCTAATGCTGTTCCTATGGTTGGTGCTACTGTGCCTACAAGATTCTTTAATATTCCTAGTTTCATTAACACTTCCACCTTCTGCGCGCTTGCCTAATTCTTGAATTAGGATCGTTTCTAGTTTTAGCAGAGCTTCTTTTCAACTGACCTAATGATCTTGCGCAATAAGATTTACGTCTTTTAGCTGCTTTGCTACCTTTTTTAACTTTACCCGTCACAGCTGTTTTTAGCTTTGATCCAGGGTTAGCTTTCCTGTAAGCGCGTACACCTTTTTTAGTCATACCAGCACCTTTGTTGGTAGGACGATAGTTACCGCCTTTACCAATGGTTCTGCGTATTGCCTTAGCTTTTTTTCGTGCCACGCCTTCTTCTCCTAGTTGTTGTTCTTTTTCTAGCTACAGGTTTTTTCTTTTTCACTATAGTTCGAACATTAGTTGGCTTACCTCCTGGATTGCCAGCTGCTCTTTTTCTTTTCACCGCGCTCTTTCTTTGCGCTGCTGTCATACTTTTAGCTTTTGCTCTTGGCACACATTTAGGGTACTTACGCTTACTGCCTTTGGCAGACTTTCTACCACATGCTTGGAACTTACCTTTTTTCTTGGGCGCACCTATGTCCACCCAATCACCTTTAGGTCCCTTTCCAAACCATGCGGTTAGTCCGCCTTTAGGCTTAGCCATTACTTATATCCGCCCCCGCGTTTCTTATACGTACGCACTAACCAGCCATTAGCATACGCAGACGGATAGACCTTAAACTTACGCTTAGCCTCTGCTTTTACTCTTGCATACAAAGCCTTATTAGTAGGTGTGGCCCCACTTTTCTTCTTAGTGCTTTTTCTTCTTTTTGCTGGTTTTTTTCTAGGAGCCATTATTTTTTCTTCCTTCTTCTAAGTTTTTTAAAGTCTGCTCCTGTAATCTTGTTACGGGGCTTAGCTACTCTAGCTATCTTCTTTTGTTTAGGTGACAGTTTCTTTGCCATTATTTTCTCCTCTTTGCAGTTCTAGCTGCTCTTTTAAAATCACTAGCCTTAGGCGCACCTTTGGCTCCTTTCTTTCTCATTTTTCGTCCTGACGCTCTTTTCTTATGTATATTTCTATATAAACTCATTAAGGTCTCCTCAGTTTCTTTTTGTAGTTTGACACATTTTTTACTTTCTTTTTAGTTCTTTTAGCCATTCAACATCTTCTCCCTAAGCCTTACAGCTCGGTCTCCAACCTGAGTTGCCCACTTACTGTCCATCATTTCTACGGCTGCTTTTTCCCAATCTTGTTCTTGCACTGCAGCCAAAAATTTTTTAAATTTTCCTAGTCTAGGCAACCCTAGATTAAACGCCATATTAGCCAGTACACGTTGCCTAGTGTCGTCTAACTCGTTCCACCAACTCATGTTTTGATCTAATTCTTTACACACTATGTCTATATCATTATTAAGACACTCTAGAATTCTTTGTTCTGAAACAGGCGTACCAACAGGTTGTCCATGTTCCTCATCTGTTTCTAACACTAAATGCCCCACTCCAAAAGTAGGATAACCAAGGTGATCTAAATATATCTCGTATTTATACCCCTCGTCTTTAATTAGTTCTTCTACTAGCTTGCTTCTATCCATTATATATTTATAGAGGTAGATCCATTTGTTGATATGGTAAGTTTGCCTAAAGACGCAGTGGCCTCTACTCCAAACTCTCTTCTTTCATATAAACTTATCCACTCTTTTCCAGTCCAAAGCTGTAGTTCTTCTGTGCTTAAATTCCATATAATATCGCCTTGTTGAAACTTGTTGTTGTTACGTTGTGTTTCGTTTACAGATAAAGTTGAGTCTATATCTACTTTATTTAGGCTAAGTTCTAATACTCTAACCAGTCGGTTAAAAGTTTCAGGAGATATTTCTCCTATTGCTAGTGGTAGTTTTGTTTCTAATAATTTACTCACTATCTTCTACCATTAACTTTTAAATCCATACGAGTTGCACCTATTCTAAATCCCACTCCTAATCTAGCTCCTAAAGAATTATCATCATCTGATTCTATTCTAAGAGCTGCTTGCCTTGCTCTAAGTCTCGTATCTATTTTTGTTGTAGAAGATGTGCAGGTGTTAGTGGATTCAGTAACTAAACTATCGCCTGGAAAGTCTCTTTGTTTTAAAACAAAATTAATTGTTTGGCCCGATCCTCCACTTCCTGTAAATTTAATATCAGGAATTATTCTACTAATCGCTTGAAATTGTTCTCCGTTACCAAGTGCAAAATCACTAGACTCTATAAACACATTGTCCATTGGAGAACCATCATCATCGTTACCTGTTTCATGGTTATATAAAATTCCAGAAGAAGTTGCCATGGGACTATCAAAAATGCCTTCATCTATCCAAGAAGTTCTATTAAGTTGACCAATTGTCCATAGCTTTTCTTCATAGTTATAGACTACGTATCTATCTATTGAAGATGCACTGCCTGAACAATAAAACCAACCCACTTCGTCAAATTCTTTATTTAAAAACGCAAAAGTTTGAAATGCTTGCCCTTCATTAAAATCACTAAATACATAATCTTGAACAGTGCAGGATACATCCTGAACATTTCCGTTGTAAAAATAAAATCCTTTTTTGTCCATCCAGAATGTCCCTTTAGGTGAATTTATACAAGCATTTGGAGAAATTAAGCCTACTCCCTCGTTTATTAAATTAATTCCAAAAGTAAATGGTTGACCTATAAAAGTCATAGAATATAAAGACGTGTCTGTCCACACCAATGTTTCTTGCCTAGTTCGTATTGCTCCTACAATCGATGAGCCTGCGGAAAGTCTCAATGACCCTGCTGTATTTGTAGGAAGAGGTTCCCACTCTGTTACATTTTCTTGATCGCTGAAAGCTATAAGCATAGGATCAAGATTTCCCGTGCGCGAAGTTCCCGATATTGGATCTGCACCAAAACAAATTACGTGTCTATCTACGTCGCTAACTAAAACTTGTAGAGCTTTAGTCGGAGCTAAGTTTGCTCCAGCTAAATCGCTTAACGCTGTGGCTCTTGTTGTTCCCAACGTGCCTGCACTCGTGTCATAGTAAAACACGCCACCTGCTCTTACATTTATAACTAAGTCTTCACCAAAGTTATCATGCGACCAAATACGTAACTGGTTAGAAGCTGTTATTGGTGTACTAGAGCCCCAAGTACCTGCTCCCCAAGTACCTGCTCCCCATCCTGTAGATTCAACAAAAGTATCTAGTCCAACATTTATTTGATATGCACCTACTACTGAACTGCCCCCATTACCACTGTCACTAGCGTTTGCCGTGACTGTAGCTCCAGAGGTATCTTTAGCGGTTATGGTATAAGTGTTTGCGCCTGTAACTAAAAGTATTTGATATTCTTGATTTAATACAGCAGCGGTAACATTTCCTCCTAGACTAGATGCTCCGCTAAAAGTAACAAAATCATTAGTTACAGCACCATGACTTGTATCAGTAATTGTTATTGTAGAACTGCCATTAGTAGCTGCGAAAGTTACATCGCCTGCAGCTGTTGTAACTCTTAAAGGTGTAATATCGTAAAAGTTTCCACCTTCTTTTATATAATATTTAAACGTTGTGCCTACGCCTAAAAATTTAGTTAAAGAAAGATCTACCCAGGCATGTAAGGCTCTAGAAACGCCTAAAAAAGTATTTGTTACAGCTTTAGCCCATCCACCTATTTTTTCAGGAAGGCCTTTACGAAATCTTACAAAGTTAGCATCAAACCACCCGCCATCATTAGAATAGTCTGTGCCTTCTCGATTTATTCCAGGTCGAAGTATAAATTTTTCTAAAGCCATTATTCATTTATATTAACTTATCTATACCCAAAGAAGCAGCTGTCAGACCGTACAAGCCCCACATAATATACTCAAGTCTTCTAAATTTAGAAGAGCCTTCATCTAATCTTTTCTCTATATTTTCATAGCGAATAGCGCATTCTTTTTCGTGTGAGCTGATTTGATGTATTGCATCTTTAGCTGTAGCCATTACTTTTTAGACTTTTTCTTTACTCGTTTAGTTGTGTAAGCTTCATTAACGTCTGGAGTTGATAGATCATCTCCTACAAACTTACCATCTTCATCTCTAGCACGAACTTTTACTTCCTCAGTGTTAGTCCAAAAACCAACTACTTTGCTCCACCAACTCATTATTTATCCTTGGCCTTGCCGATGTTAAGTGCTAAAAAATCTATCACTTTATATAATTTAGACAAAAACTTATCTCCTCGTGGTGTTGGGGTTACAGCTGCTACAAGTGATGCTATCGCTATAATTGCTGTAACCCACATAAATACATTAATCCACATCATATCTTTACTCTCCTTTTATTAATTAGCTGCAATATATGCTTTACCTGTATTAATAGCATTAGTGCAGTCTGTTTTTTTACTACTAGATGAACCCACTATGTTAGGCGTATCTTCGGTTCCATCATAAGCTAATATAGTTTCTAAGTGATCAACATTACGTTGTACTG